TCCTAGACAGCTTCGGCATCCCTTACACCCCAAGGGTGGCGCCGTACGTTAGCCACACGCTGCACTTTCCCGGCGGTGATTCAACAATCCTTGGCCTGTCGTTTGAAAACTATCAGCGCATCGTGGGTGATGATTGGGCCTTCGCAATCATCGATGAGGTTGATACCGCGAAAGCATCGATCGCTCAGCGGGCCTATGACAAAATCCTAGGCCGTATCAGGGTCGGGAACTTCAACCAGCTGCACTGTTATTCAACGCCAGAAGGCTTCGGGTTCCATTATCAAACGTTTGGCACTGATGCAGCACGGGAGGGCAAGCGCCGAGCGCTGCTGAGGATGAAGACGGCGGACAATGCCCATAACCTCCGGCCGGGCTTCGTCGATGACCTGCTGAGCCGTTACACCCAAGAGCAATGTCGGGCCTACCTCGAGGGCATTTATCAGAACCTGGCGACCGGCACTGTTTACGATCGGTTTGACCGTGCCAAGCACGTTGCAGACGTCAACGATGACCCATTAGGTGAAGAGCCGCTGAGAATTGGCATCGATTTCAATGTGGGCAATATGAATGCAGTGGTCGCTCTTAAATCAGGCAATGCGCTGCATTTCATCGATGAGATCAGCGGCGCCCACGACACCGATGCCCTGGCACAGGAGATCTGCGCTCGCTATCCAGGCCGAAGGCTCTACGGCTACCCCGATGCCTCAGGTGGTAACCGCTCGACCAATGCGACTAAGACCGATCTGGAGATATTGGCCAGCTATGGCATCAGCAACCAATCGCCTAAAGCAAACCCCAGGGTTGCTGATCGGATTTCTGCTGTTCAAGGCGCTCTGGAGAATGGCAAGCGTGAGATCAGGATCCAGATCAACCCCCGATGTAAAAGGTTGATCGAATGCCTAGAGCTGCAGGCATATAACGAGCGGGGGGAGCCCGACAAGGAATCTGGCCATGACCATATGAACGACGCGGCAGGCTATCTCGTTTGGCGTGAGCTGAACCCACTGCACCGCAGGGCTGGCCGTGGGACCGGCATTAGACTGTATTAACGAAACGTTGAACAATGGCCAAGCGCGGCGGCAGGTCTGGCAGGAGGTACGTCCGTGACAACCGTGGGCGATTTGCTACGACTGGCGCCACTGCTCGCGGTGGCAGGCTGAAGACTGCTGGCGGCAAGAAGCGGGCAACTCAGACCGTAAAAGCAAAGACCGGCAGTAAGCCTGCCGGCACGTTAAAAGCCAAGCCGAGATCTGAGGGGCAAAAATATGCAAAGCGAGTCCAAGCCGGTAAAGATTTAAAGCGGTCGCAATCAACAGCCAGAGAGAAAAAATTCTTTGCCGAAACGCAAAAAAGGCTAGATGCGGCACCATTGGCGCAAAGCAGAGCAGCGAAGCCAGCAGCAGCGAAGCGCAAGGCAACGCCTAATAGCAAAACAGACTACACCCGCGAGTTGCTGGGGCTCAAACGCAAAACAACGCGCTTAAGCGGGACAGACTACGTCCGCGAGATTGGCCGGGCGAAGGGGAATAAGAGGATTAAGAATTTGAACCAGCAAATTAAAGAGGCCGGACCAAACGCCGCAGGGCTCAGGCTGGAAAAACTAAACGTCCAAACCCGAATGCCCAGCAAGCCAAGGCAAAGGGCGCAACCAACGGCTAAGCAATTAGCAAAGGAGGCCAGCCGCAATGATGCAATCCGCAAGCGTTCAGCTGAGCTGAGGGCTCAATCTGCTCGATTAGCGGAAGCCAAGGTCACAAAGCCGGCGAAGCCAAAGCGCCGCAGGAGCTGACCTGCTACGCTCAGCACGTTGCCTGAGTTAAGGGGTTCTCAGGTTCCATTGGCCAAGTTGGGTTCATAGCCTCAGCGAGTCGAGCCGCTGGGGCTTTTTAATGCCTATCGATCGCAGCTGCTGGCCTGCTACGATATTTTCACTTCTTTCGATAAGTCGGGTTGTCCCTTGCGCTGGCAGCGGCACCAGGTGGACAGATTGAAGATGCCATTGGTTGTTCCTGCAACCGTCTTCCCCCAGACCTCAGCGACGCCAATCGCTGGGGCTTTTTAATGCCTATAAGCATCCGCTGCTTTCTTTGCGTTCGCATTCTGCAGCTGCTTACGGTGCGACTCCACTAGGTGCCAAGATGACACGTTGCAACAGCTAGTGATCCCTTCCTCTGTCAGGCATACCCTCACGCAATCGTCTGCGGTGGCGCTTACGTCTAGATCGTCCATGCCTCTTTTGATGCCTCTTGCTAAGTTAGGGCCGAACCCATCCCCAGCATCATGGAAGAATTTCTGACCGCTCTTGACGACCTGATCGCAGAAACTGAAGGGCTCAGCGTGATTGAGCTTGTCGGCGCTTTGGAACTAGCCAAAAACGACATCATCGCCGGGCTTGCAGTCGCTGAGCTGCTGACTGAAGACGGTGAAGAGGCAACAGCATGACACGGCCCATCGTTACCGCTGTGGGCCGCTTACTGCAGCCAAAACACGGCGAACCGCGAAAGCATCAGCTGATTCAAGTTGATGCAAATGGCCGCGCCAAAATTATCAAAGATCAGCCGGCCTAAACTGTTAGCAAAAGGCGGCTACAGCATTGGGCTATCAATCAACGGCACGAAATAGAACTAAAACGTCAAAGGTCGTAAATGTCTATGACCCGAATCAGGCATGGATCGATCAGGAACCACACTGGGAGCTGATCGAATGCCTGCTGACGGGCACCTATGGCATCAGGAAGGAGGGCCGTAAATACCTCCCGCAGGAGCCGCGAGAGACAGACGATGCCTACCAAAACAGGCTGCTCCGCAGCACGCTGCAACCGTATTACGTCAGGCTGGAGCGGCTACTGGCCGGGATGCTTACCCGGAAGCCGGTAAAACTGAATGACATTTCAGACAGCATACGTGAGGATCTATTTGACGTTGATCGCCAGGGCAATGATTTGAACACATGGGTGTATGAAACAGCCCGTAAGGCGATCCGTTATGGCCATGTGGGCGTTTTGGTTGATGCGCCAACAGATGGCAACGGCAGACCGTATTGGTGCGCTTACACGCCAAGGGACATTTTGGGCTGGCGCACTGAAATGCAAGACGGCAAGCCCCGTCTTGTGCAGCTCAGGCTAAAAGAACAGGTAACCGAGCCCGATGGAGAATATGGAGAAAAAACAGTTAATCAAGTCAGAGTATTGACGCCAGGCGGTTATGAACTTTTCAGGCAAGATGACAAAAAGGATTACACATTGTTCGAGGAAGGTACAACAAGCTTAAACGAAATACCGTTCGCAGTTGCATATAGCAACCGCGTCAATTATCTACAGTCAAAGCCACCGATGGAAGACATCGGTGAATTAAACATCAAGGCGTATCAAGTTCAATCAGATTTAGACAACATCCTGCACGTCGCCGCAGTTCCCATGTTGTGCATTTTTGGATTCCCGCAATCAGCCGAGGAGATCACGGCGGGGCCTAATGAAGCGATGGCGTTACCTGAGGGTGCATCAGCCCAATACATCGAGCCGGGTGGAGCCAGCTTCAGCGCATTGTTTCAGCGGCTGGATCAGATCGAAAAGCAGATCAATGAGCTAGGTCTGGCCAGTGTGCTGGGCCAAAAGCTTTCAGCCGAAACAGCCGAGGCGAAACGCATCGACCGCAGTCAGGGGGATTCCACGATGATGGTGATCGCTCAAAATATGCAGGACATGATTGACAACTGCCTGCGGTTTCATGCTGCCTACCTAAACGACGCATCACCCGGCAGCGCATTGATCAACCGCGACTTCATGGGCGCTCGCATGGACCCTGGCGAAATCAAAGCGTTGCTTGAGCTCTACCTGGCCGGGACCATCACTCAGTCGACGATGCTGACCCAGCTAGAGGCCGGTGAAGTGCTCGGTGATTCGTTCGACCTAGAGGAGGAACTTCTGGCAACGGATGCCGGTGGCTTACAGGAATGAGCACCCCGTCTGAGTTCTATCGTCATGCCGTCGATCTGAACAGGTTCAGCAATGCTGAGGCCAAACAGATCGCGATTGCTTACAACCGATTGATCCTGCAGGCTGTCGCAGACCTGCAAATCTTGGTAGAAGACGAGCGGGCATTTGACCGTCAGACACGTCTTAGGGAGATCGTTAGGCAGTTGCGGGCAAGCCTAGATAATTGGGCAGGTGAAAGCTCGGCGTTGCTGGCCGGCGAGCTGCAGGGGCTGGCCACATTTGAGGAGCAGTTCATCAGGGCGCAGCTGCTGGAGATGGTGCCGGAACGGCTGGCTGATCAGGTCAGAGCGCTGCAGATCGATCCTGCTTTTGCCCGTGCCGTTGTGATGACAGATCCAATTGAGATTGGCTTGAATGTTTTGTCTGATGACCTGCTGGAAGCCGTAGGACCATCACCGGCAACATTCAGGCTGACTGCAACGCAGGGCGCTCAGATCACGTTGCCGAATGGCTCGACCGTATCAAAAGCATTCAGGGGAATCGCTGAATCTCAAGCTGAGCTGTTTACGAAAACTG